AATGATATAAATGAATATACATTAAGCACGGCTTGGGACATATCTACAGCAACGTACTCCACAGTAAGCCCTACATTGACTTCACAAGGTATTACAGGTTTGCGGCATATCTTTATAAACAATAACGGAACTAAGACATATGTTTTGGATGGCACAGGGGATAATTTGTATCAATACACTACAGGCACAGAGTCATCTGCAACCCTCACATGGCCTGACACTATTAAGTGGGACTTAGGTGCTGCTGCTCCTAGTCCAGATGCAGGGTCTAAAGACATGTACTCTTTGATAACTATAGACGGTGGAACTACGTACTACGGAAAAGGCACAGGAGAGAATATGTCATGAGTGTTGTTTTTTCAACTATGTCAACTGCAGCAACACAGCCACAAACAGGCATACAATTTGTAGGCGGTTATGTGTATAGCCCTTTAGGTGGGTCAAACTCTTCTACTGGTAACGAGATTATTGTAGACCGTCTTTCAGGTGGCATAGATACAAAACCACAGTACAACGACTTAGTAGTTACAGCTTTTGGTATTGGAGAAGGTGTAAATAGAGGTTTGTACATTGAAGGTGGAAGAGGTGCTACTACAATCAATAGTAGTTGGGCTAATGATACGTACGACTTAATTTTTTCTATCGGCTATACTTTTTATGACGGAAGTAAGATTACAGCATATGCTGATGGCAGTGGCTCAGGTTCTAGTAGTAAGGGTATGGCCCTAGGGGCTATGGTGTTTAGAAACGTAGACCCAGTAACACCTATGGATGTTACCCCGCATACAGGAGCAGGTACAAACAGCCCTAACCCTAATCCTGCTGCAAGAACTCCTGTAACTAATGGAGCACTAGGAGTAGGAATAGGTCTGTGTGCAACAAACCAGACTGCTGATATTTTTAGACAGCCCACAGGCATGACAGACTTTTTTACTGTAGGTACTGAATCAGGTAGTGGATGGAAGGTTACTATAGGAATGGGAGTACAACCAGAAAGTAGTGGCTCTATTGATCCCGGTACTTTTAATTTTTTAGGTACTGTAACATCTAGTTATGTTCCTAATGGTAGAGGAACATTAGCACTAAGACCAAAGTATCCATCATAAGACATACAGAAAGGATTAAACAATGTATGTAAACACGGCAACAGGCCAATATCCTTACTCTATTGGAGAGTTTCGTAGGGATCACAAAAACACTAGCTTTCCACGTAATATTAGTGATGCTACTCTAGCACGTTACGGTGTAAAGAAAGTACATCACGTAGACTACCCAGACTATAATCATACAACACATAAAGTTGTGATTGATAGTCAGCCTACTCGTGAGACTAATGGTGTATATACAGCAGATAACGCACCAGATGATACTATGGTAGGTGAGGTCATTTATACGGGGCGTTGGATTATCGCTAAGACTGTTGTAGCTATGACTGCTGAAGAAGTTACGGCTAACAATACAACATGGGCAGAGAAAAATCGCAACAAACGTAATCAACTACTATCTGCTACAGACTATCTAGCCTTGACAGATTTAACTTTAGATGATATAACTACTACGTATAGACAAGCTCTCCGTGACATCACAGACCATGCAAACTGGCCTCACCTTGAAGATGGTGACTGGCCTGTTAAGCTATAAGGAATACACACTATGACCAAAGCAAGAGACTTAGCAGACCTTATCAGTGCAGGTAATCCCCTTGCTGATGGAGCTATTGCTTATTCAGAGGTGACTGGTACGCCTACATTAGCTACAGTAGCAACTACAGGGGCTTACTCTGATGTAACGGGTACACCTACACTATCAGCCGTTGCCACGAGTGGTGCATACTCTGACATCACTGGTACGCCTACTATACCTACAGACTTTGTAAGTGCAGCATCTGGTGGTACATTCAGTGGTGCTGTTGACGTAACTGGTGAGTTTATTGCCGATAGCTACAACGAAACGTATGTAGCGGTCACGTCTACTACCAATGCTACGACAGTTAACAGCGAGGCTGGCAACACATTCAGCCACATACTAACGGAGGCTACTACTTTTACGTTTAGTAACCCGCCAGCAACAGGCACAGCTTACATTATGTCCGTTGAGATCATTCAGGATGCGGGAGCCACTGGCTATGCTGTAACGTGGCCCTCTTCAGTAGACTGGGCTGGTGGTACTGCTCCTACTCTAACCTCTGCAGCTAACGGTGTGGATGTCTTTGCATTTAGTACTAGAGATGGTGGTACTACATGGTATGGATTTACTGCTGGCCTAGATTTGAAGTGAGTTTAAGATATGTCAACAAAGTTAAAGATGCTTATTGCAGGAGAAGAAGAAGTGCCAAGAGGTGAAAGTTTATACGCAGTGCCGGGAACTTATAGCTGGACATGCCCAACCGGCGTCACGTCTGTCAGCGTTGTCGTTGTTGGCGGCGGCGGCGGCGGTCAAGATATTAGTGGAATAAGAAAAGGCGGTGCTGGTGGCGGACTGGCCTACAAAAACAACATATCCGTAACGCCAGGCAGCAGTTACACTGTTGTCGTGGGCGATGGGGGAAGAGGGATATACCAATCTACATCTGAGCTACCATCAGGTACTTCTATAGATGGTGGTGCGAGTTATTTCTCTAGCACCTCTATCGTCAGAGCCACAGGCGGTCAAAGTGGAGATGGTGCTAGTTTTATCGGTACAAACACAGCTGGGGATGGCGGTGGTTCTGGTGGTCAGGCGACTGACGGAGGGGGCGGGGCCGCAGGATATTCTGGCGCTGGCGGCAACGGTTCTAGTGGTTCTACTGCGACAGCTGGATCAGGTGGTGGTGGCGCTGGCGGCGCTGAAAGTAACGGAGGTGGCGGCGTTGGTTTGTTTGGCTTAGGTTCAAACGGCGCAGCAGTTTCTGGCGGCCCGGGACTAGGTGGGTCTGGCGGCGCTGATGGTCAAGGTGCAGTTGGGGGTAGTTCAGGTAACTACACCAGAAATGGCGGTAATTTTGGCGGCGGGGGCGGTAGTGAGCTTGGTAATAAACCCGGCGCATCTGGTGGCTCTGGAGCCGTTCGCATCATATGGCCTGGAGACCTTCGCACCTTCCCATCCACTGATGTCGGCACACCGTAAGGAGAAATAATATGCTAGTTAAACTTGAAGATGGTGTTCCTGTAGAGTGGCCCGTAACACATAGTCGTATAAAACACGAAAATCAAAACGTCAGCTTCCCTAGAGATGTGACCAAGATTGACGTTGCTGCATACGGATATGCCTCTTTCAAATACGCGGACTTTCCTGAGTATGACCCAGAATATCAAAACTGTGAGGAGATTACTCCTGTAATCAGCGGCGATACTTATGTTCAAACTTGGCAGGTGTCCGATAAGTACACTTCCGCAGAGCGCACTGCATACGATGCGCAAAAGGAAGCTGATCGTTTAGATGCTTTGCCAGATATGCACCGAGGTATACGCGATTCACTACTAGCAGAGACAGATTGGTGGGCTTCAACTGACCTAACTATGACTGCTGAACAAACAGCGTACCGCCAAGCCCTACGTGACATTACTAGCCACGCTAACTGGCCTGACTTATCTGAGTCTGACTGGCCTGTTAAACCGTAATAACACTTGACAAATATACTAAAATGGGTTTAACTATGTCAGAGATTAAGCTAACTACAGAAGAGCTAGAAGAGATGCTAGATCGTTCAGCTAAGCGAGGGGCTAAGTTAGTTCTGCGTGAGTTGGGCTTGCAGGATGAGACAGCTGCTGTAGACATTCGTGAGATCCGTAGCTTGCTTGACACTTGGCGTCAGACACGCTTGAGTATATGGAATACGTTTGTAAAGATAACAACCATTGCTGTGTTTACCTTCATCGGGGCTGCAATCTGGATGAAACTAGGTAACTAATAAGGACTTACTAAAATGGCTAAACAATTTGCAGGTTTCACTCCTGAACAGATGGGTAAGATTATACCTGAAATGCAGGGTATGCAGGCTGATGAGCAGGCTAAGTTCTTAGCATCTCAACCTGGTGCTGCAGCACGTGTTGGTAAGATGGCTGCACTAGCGCAGAAGCGTATTGGTATGGCAGCTGGTGGTATGGCTAAAAAGAGGGGTTATGCTCCTGGTGGCCTTACTGGTGGGCTTGACATGGGCCAGCCTTATATTGGCCTGCCTAACCCTAACCCTGACCTTGAATTTCCTGATCCAAAGCGTGATCCTGTAGAACAGCCTACATACGATCCCTCAACAGGACTACCTACCGCACCTGAGGGTTTAACAGAAGCTAACTACGCACCCTTCCTAGAACAGATAGCTGGTGGATCAACAGGTGCAGGTGCTGAGGTTAACATCCCTGGCATTACTGAAATGCTGTCCTCTGGTAACTTACCACAAGATCCTACCGACTATGAAATAACTGGTGGTAGTGGAAACTGGACTATTACGTATGCTGATGGGACTACACTAAAGTCTCCCTACAACAAACGTGAAAGCATAGATAAAGAAGCATCTAATATAGCTAATGTCCTACAGCAGTACAAACAGTCAGATCCCTACAAAGCCAGTGTTGCTGCTCAAGACCTTTACACTCAACAGCTTGACCAATATAAGACATACTCTACTGACCAAGCCACAGTATCACCAGAGCAAACACGTGCTAACCTTGATACGGCACAGAGTAACCTCTCTACAGAGCAAAACCTCCTACAGCAGTACACTACACAGCTTGCTAATATGGCTGCAGATGACCCTCAGCGTGATGTTATTCAGGGCTTGATTGATGAGCAGCAAGTTAAGGTTACTAACGCTAAGGCAGGTTTGTCTCAAGCACAAACTAACGTAGAACGTGTAGGTATGCCTAGCACCACAGAGATGCGTTCTGCTATACTAGAAGACCCTACGTCTATGGTCACTACTGCTGATGTAGCTAAGGTAACAGATGCACAGCGTGAAGCTGGTATGGTTGCTGAAGGTGCAGGTCAAGCAGGTAAAGCAGCAACAGCAGGTACTGTAGCCGCAGCTAAAGCGGGGGATGTTGTAGCTCCTGAAGTTAAGGCTGCTGCTACCTTTACTGCTGAGCAAACAGCACAACAGGTACAGGACACACTAGATAAGCTCACTGCTGTAACAGGCAAGCCCAGCGCAGAAGCACTAGTTGAAGCTCAGACTATGGACCCTGCACAACTAGCACAGCTGGGTCTTACAGTAGAGCAGATTGAACAGGCTGTAACAGTACAGGCACCAGATGCACGTACCATCCAAGAAGGAGAGCTTGTATCAGGCTCTGCTGTAGACTTTGAACGTGCTAAAGCTGAGACTAACTTCACTGCTGCTACAGGTGTTCCCTCTAGTGAGGCTACTGTGCAAGGCCAGCTTACGGGTCTGCTAGAGCAGTTCGAGGGTGGTGCTACACCAGCATGGGCTGCAGGCGCTATGAGGGCTGCTACAGCTACACTAGCTGCACGTGGGTTAGGTGCATCAAGCATGGCTGGTCAAGCTATTGTACAGGCTGCTATGGAGTCTGCTATGCCTATCGCTATGGCAGATGCACAGACACGTGCTGGCTTTGAAGCACAGAACTTAAGTAACCGACAGCAGGCTGCTATGTTTGCTGCTGAGCAACGCTCCAAGTTCTTAGGTATGGAGTTTGACCAAGAGTTCCAAACACGTGTACAGAACGCTGCACGTATCTCTGACGTAGCTAACATTAACTTTAATGCTGAGCAACAGATTGCACTAGAGAATGCTCGAATGGCTCAGACTGTAGACATTACAAACCTACAGGCTAAGAATGCTAAGATCATGGCTGATGCTGCAGCTATGTCACAGCTTGACATAACAAACCTGAACAACAGGCAACAGTCTGCTGTACAGAATGCTCAAGCCTTTCTGCAGATGGACATGACTAACTTGTCTAATCAGCAGCAGGTTGCTATGTTTAAAGCACAAGGTAATATCCAGTCTATCATTACAGATGCTGCTGCTGCCAATGCTGCTGCACAGTTTAATGCTTCTAGTGAAAACCAGACTAATCAGTTCTACGATAACCTCACTACGCAGGTGGCACAGTTCAACAACGAACAGTCTAACGCTATGGAACGTTTTAATGCAGACCAAGCTAACGCTATTGCTCAGTTCAATGCAGCACAGAAGAATGCTCGAGATCAGTTTAACGCTAGTCAAGCCCTTGTAGTTGAACAAGCTAATGCTAAGTGGGAGCAGTCCATTACTACAATGGAGAATGCTGCACAAAATGCTGCTAACCGTGACGCAGCTATAGTAGCTAACAACCTAACTGAGACTACGTACAACAACGTGCTACAGCAGGAACGTGACGCGCTCGACTACGCTTGGCGTTCAGCAGAGAGTGCTTTGAATAGAGAGAATAACCTTCTAGTGACAGAGATTCAAAGAGATAGTGCGGCTTCTACAGCTAAAGGCAACGCAGCAGGTACAATAGCTGCTGTAGCTGCGGATTACTTACTTAAGAAAACCTTTGGAGTACCATGATAATGGCAGGCTTTACAGAACCCCCTAAGACAACGGATCCTTTAGAGATACTGCGGTACTTTCAGGATGAGGCATACAAGCCTAAATCTGAACAGACAGGTATTGCATCTAAACCTAAAGCAGAGGATAGTACTTCTTCTGTTATGAAGTTTTTTGCTGATTGGTGGACAGCTTCTGAGGAGAAGGTAAATAAGGCACGTGAAGAGCTTGCTCCTACTATGGAAACTCTAGCAAGAGAGTCTGCTCTACTCAATGCTCAGGAGCTTGCTCCTACTATGGAAACTCTAGCAAGAGAGTCTGCTCTACTCAATGCTCAGGAAAGAAAAGCAGCAGGTTTTACACAATCATTAAAGGAGGGTGGCGGTGAAGCTTATCGTAGTAGCACTAACACTGATGCTGGTGGGGTGCAGCTCCCAGATGGGAAAGTACCAGAGTACAGGGTTTATGAAAGCCCTGATGAAATGTCTGATGTGGAGATCTTAGCTCGTACAATAGAAGCAGAGGCTAGAGGAGAATCTTACAAAGGTAAGATAGCTGTAGGCGCTACTATTGCTAACAGGGCTGCTGCAGGTAGCTATGGAGAAGGTATAAAAGGTGTCATTCTTAAAGAAGGGCAGTTCTCCCCGTGGAACTCTTACACAGGCTACGCTAAGGGTGAGCAAGGCAAGGATATGATGAAACTAAAGCCTAGTGAGGGTGCTTACAAGGCTGCTATGTCTATTCTTTCTGGTAAATATGAAGATCCTACTGGAGGTGCTACACACTACGTAAATGAGTCTGTAAGTAAGCCTGATTGGTTAGATGATATGAAGGGGCGTCAGAGAGGTACTAAGAGTATTGGTAGACATACATTTGGTAATGCTGATAGTGAAACTACTTATGATGGCAAACGCTGGGTTATTAATAGAGATGATGTAGAAGTTTCCCCACGCCCTAAGACACGTCCTCTTGGCTTAATGGCTAAATAATGTTTGGCTTACCCCTAGAACTCATCACAATGCTCTTCTCCACCGTGCTAGGTGGAGTTATGTCTATGATAGGACAGAACGCTAAGAACAAAGCAGAGCAACAGCGAATACTCCTTGGCGGTGTAACGGAAGCACGTAACGCTGGCAAGACAGATAAGCACTTCGCATGGACACGTAGGCTCATTGCACTATCTGCAATCTTTGCTATTATAGTCTTGCCAAAGGCAGTGGCTGTATGGTATCCTGAGGTTAGCGTTATTGTAGGTTACACTGAGGTACAGGGCGGTTTGTTTAACTGGATCTTTGGTGGTGACGGTACAGTTAAATGGCAGGCAGCACGTGGCTTTGTAATCACACCCCTAGACACACACATCGTATCCGCTATCGTAGGTCTCTACTTTGGCGCTGGTTTCACTAAGTAAGGTATAACACTATGGCATTATCACCCTTTGATGGACCTATCCCAGGTCAATCTCTTACAGCAGAACCCGGTAATGCACCGTGGGAGAAGCCCTCTAAGTTCTCTGATCCTATGGACGCTCTTGAGATGTACATGGAGAAGCTAGGTAATGAAGAGATTGTAGATGATGTAATGGATATGCTTGATGTAGGCATCCCCATTGACACTGTTGCTGGTGCTATGCTTGGCATGGGTGTCATGGAAGGGATGCACACAGTAGACGTTAAACTCTTATTGCGCCCCTTTGTAGCAGCTCACATCAAGTCTCTGGCAGACGTTGTAGGTGTAGACTATAAGATGACTATGGCAGAATACGATGACAAAGATGCCAAGGCTGAACAGAAGCGTAAGGCTAAACTGTCTGCTAAACTTGCTATGCGTACTGGCTCTATTGTACCTGCCAAGGCAGACGAAGGTGAAGAGCTTATGATGGAAACACAGCAGCAGCTAGAAGAGCCACAAGAAGTACAACAAGAGATGCCTGCAGAAGAGTCTGTAGGGCTAATGGCGCGAGGACAATAAGATGAGTTTTGCAGCAGGTTTCGCTACAAGTTTTGCTAACACGTTTGTTGGTAATCTTAAAGATAGACAGGAGCGTATTCAGTCTCTCGTGGATGATGGTATTGCTTCTGCTAAGGCTGTAGCTCCACGTTACATGCAGGCGCAGGGTGAGTATAAGAACGTTCTTGAGATAGGTGATATGCTCAAGACACGCTACAATGTTACAGATGAAGAGTTTGTAGCACTAGCTCAGGGTACAGATATTACTCAACTCTACAAGAGTATCGTACAAGAAGATACACAGAGAACTGCTGCAGGACGTGCTGGCATAAGCAAGGAAGACTTCATTAACGTCATTGATATGCCTGACACTGTGTTACCAGAGAACGTAACACGTGAACAGGCCATTGCTCAGATTATGGGTCTTCAGGCTGCAGCACTTGAGAAAGAGGCTGACCCTAAGAGTGAAGGCGCACAGGTACGTGCAAGAGGTACAAGTCTATCTGAATTCTTAGGATACAACCCAAATCTATCTGCTGAGAAGCAACTAGAAACTATGAAGATCATGGGTTATGATGTCTCTGATTTAGAGTACTTCCAAGCTACACAGGGACTAAAGCAAAAAGTTGTACCCGGTGTTACACGTACTCGTGATGTACTGTTTGATGACATTGACTACGATAAGAGCAGCTACGAAGGTACACGGCGTAAGTTTAACTCTATGTTTGCTACACGTCTGGCGGGTGAAGATATTTCTAACCCTGACGTATTTCGTACTACTACAGGTATTGCACAAGAAGATAAACAGGCTATGCGTGACAATGCGCTAGAAGCATCTATGGCTATGGCTAAGCTAGAGCTTGACATCGTTAACTCTGGCGCTGGGCTTGGCTTGATTGGACCTGCAGCAAGGCGTAATCTGCTAGAGGGTATCTTCTCACAGATTGGTAATGGTACTGCAGGCGTACAAGAATTACAGACGCTTATTCAGAACATTGAAAACGGTACAGCTATGGGCGTTATCAATAGCATCTACAATGAGAAGGGGCTTTTCACTGCGGAAGACTATGAAGCCATTATTAAGGGTGTTAAAGTTAAACCACGTGGTGAAGTGGTAGTAGGTCTAACTGATGATGATATGGGTCTTCCTAATGCACCTGTAGTAGGTCTAACTGATGATGATATGGGTCTTCCTAGTGTACCTGTAGAGCCTGAAACAGGAAAGCCTGAAACAGAAATAGAAAAACTACAAGCTCAGATTGATGCAGAACAAGACCCTATTATAAAGAGAGCATTGCAGAATGAATTAAATCAAATGAAATCAGAAGTAGTCGCTGATGAGTCTGTAATAGAGACAGGTGAGTCCAAACCCACACTTAATACTACATCCTTTATAAATAAGTATAAAAAGGAGCTTGGTGAGTTTATCAACGAGAACGAGACAGATGTTACTGATAAAGAAGACATAAAGAGTACTCTAGCTGCATGGTTTAGTGACAATGCTGATAACCCAGAAATATCAGGTACAATGAGTGTAGATGAGCTTACTGAGCTTGTGTACAATGCACTAAACCGATAAGGAATAACCATGTCAGATACAAACAACTACTACACTACAGAGGCAATGAAAGACAAAAAACTGTCTGACTTGCGTACTGATAGTGCTTTCCTTAAGGACTCCATAACCTTTCTTAAGAGTAACCGCCTACAGTACACAGATGATGACTTAAAGGACATGTCTGCTTCTGACATCACAGATAAAGTCCTAGAGCATATGCGCTACCAGACAGTTAATGAGCGTACAATGTACAAAGATTACTCGTTCATTGCTGATAACAATACACCAAAACAAGAACGTGAAGCGTTTAGTCGTTTGATGTTTGCTTTTGATAACGCTAAGGGTGAGGGATGGTTTGACCGTGGGGGTGAGAAGTTTCAGGACTACGCTGGTGCTGTATTATCATCCCCGACAACTATGGCCGCTGCTGCTGCAGGTCTATTTACTGCAGGTACAGGCGCTGTAGCTATAAAAGCAGGTGCTGAGTTAGCTAAAGGTGCAGGTAAAGCTGTGTCAGCTTCTATGCTACGTGGTGCTGCTATGAACTCCCTTAAGAAGGCAGGCATTAATGCAGCTGCTGATGGTAGTATCTCCGCCTTAACAGACTTAGCTAATCAGCGTATCCGTCAAATAGGCGGTAAGAGTATTGGTGAGGAGCGTGATATAAGCTTAGGTCAGGCTGCTGTGTCAGGAGTCGTTGGTGCCGCACCTGGTTTAGCCTTGTATGGCGCAGGGCGTACTGTTGCTAATCGTGCATCTAAGAAGTTAGTAGAGGCAGGGCAGGCTGGCGAAGAGGCGATGAATGTACGCCGTGCTGCAGCTAGAGAAGCAGCTAAGAAGTTGTCCACCAAAGCTAAGAAGACTAAAGAAGGTAAGGCACTTCTTAAATACGTATCCAACAACATGTTACGTGCTATTGATCCACGTATGGTAGAAGAAGGTAAGATTGTACGTGAAGACATTTTTAGTTCTGATTTACCAGACGGTATCATTGGAGGTTTTGATGTAGACACTATCCAGCGTATTGCTGCTGCAGGCTATGAAGTAGCAGAAGAGATGGGTGTCACAGATGATATGATTAAACAAGGTAAGCGTATTACTGAGGTCATTGCTGATAGTATCAGTAGTGGCGATGGTAAAGCTCTTGCTGTCATAGATACCATTCGAGAGAAGTACAGCCTGTCTCGTGAGCAACTATCTGTAGCATACGCCTCAGAAGTATCTGATGCTGCTCGTATCTTGCGTAGCTCACGTACAGCTAAAGATAAAGTATACGCTAAACGTGTAGACTCCCTGTTTGAGGCAGGCATGTCTCCTGTTACATCTGATGAAATGAAGGTTATGAAGGATGTTAAGCAGGGTATGTCCTCTGTTGTGATTAACAACCTTAAAGACATTGAGAATGCTAGACGTATGTTTATGACATCTCAGCCTGCTACTACAATGCGCAACAACATCTTCTCTGTAGCTATGACAGGTATTGATTTTGTGGATCAGTTATCCACTGCAGCTGTTCGTGCTGTACGTCCTAATGCAGAAGCATCAGCAGGATCTACCCTAAGAGGTTCAGCAGATCACCTCAAGTATCTCACAGGTGATACCTACGTTGCTGAGGCTTTAACGAGTATGCTTCATGAGAGCGCACCTAAGCGTATGCAAAAGGTATTCTTCGATGCAGCTATTGCTGAGGAAGCTGTTACAGGAAGCAACAAGTTCTCTAAAGTAGGTGCAGCTATGAACGTTCTGAACACTATGTCAGATCGTGTAGTTAAACGTGCTGTTATTGCTGGAAGTATTGACCGTCAACTTAAGCAACTGGGCAACGAACAGCTTGGCACTGACGTTATGGACATGCTGCGCAAGGGACGTACACAGGATTTGCCTGATGATATACTGCAGACAGCACTAGATGAGTCACTAGCATTTACATTCCAGCGTAGGTTCGGTGGTAAAGACGCTAGTTTTATGAGTAAGACTGCAGCCAGTACTATCCGCACTATTCACAACTACGGTTTTACACTGGCAATCCCATTCCCTCGCTACCTTGCATCTCAGGCTAAGTTTGTGTCAGACTACACAGGTTTTACTGTAGCTAGACGTATTGCAGCAGGCAAGCGTGTAGACGATGCTGAGTTTGGTAGGATGGCTACAGGTGCCTTAGGTACTTTAGGTCTACTGAGTGTATATCAAGATAAGATTTATGATGGTACGTCTTGGAATGAGGTAGTTGACCCTAACAACAACCGTACATATGACGGTCAATCAGCTATGGGGCCACTTACTGCACATGCCTATACAACAGACTACATTGCTCGTCGCTTAGAGGGTATGCCCACCAAGCCTGGCAAGGAAGTACGTGCTGATCTAGCTAAGATACTTGGTGCATCTGAGTTCCGTGTTGATACAGGTTTTGTTGATTCTGTTATGGCAGGGCTTGATGGGCAGGGCTGGGATAAGTTTAACAGATCAATGGCTGATACTGTTATACCCATAACTTACCCTCTGGCTGTGTTTAAAGATTTCTACGGACAGTTCGATCCTCGTAGTGCTTATCTCCCTAACACAGAAGATCCTACATTCTCTATGCTTGATATGTATGGTAAGAACGTGCCAATGAATCTTTACCAACGTGCGACCCGTCAGTTGCCTGACTTTAATACTGACGAAATGGCTAACACCTTTAATGAGATGTTCGGTACAAACATTGATAGTGATGGCGTTATGAAGTACCTAGAGTTCTTCTCTTCAGCTACACGTACACAGTTCCAAAGTGACTATGCTCAAGACGCATTCGGTAACGATCTTAAATATGACGCTATTCGCATGAACGTACTAGGTGACGGACCTCTTCGTATTCTTGATCCTCTTGACAAGCAGCTTACTGGTCTTGTGGGTAGACCACCTAAGAACGCACTAGAGCGTGAGATTACACGTCTTCAGCTTAACCCGTTCAAGGACATATATAACCCTTACAGAGAGAAGAACAGACTTCTTGAGACAGGCTTTCAGCAGTTTGCTCAGGGGCGTATGGCTCGTGACATGGAGCAGTACATGGAAACGGAGACTTATAGTAGCTTGTCAGATGAAAAGAAACGCATCATGCTGCCTCGACAGTTTAAAGCGTTTGAGTCTCTGTACCGTGAGGCTGTAGAAGATCAGCTTAAACGCTATGCTTCTGCTGAGCCTGCGTTACGTAGAGACTATCAGCTGTACATTCAAGGTGAATACAAGGGTATGTCTGACGCAGATAAGATGCTGGCTGAGGTGACATGGAATGACAACCGTGGCTACTACTCTCAAAGCTTAGGAGGTGTCTTTGAAACAGAAGATATGTCTATAGATGATGCAGTAGAGTTTATAAAAGGTAACTCTGACTTTACTGATGAAGAAAAGGGTATCTATGAGACTAACCTGTATCGCTTAATGGTAGATGAAGTATCTCTACTACGGCGTAGAATGGGTAGCCAGACTAAGGGTGTAGCAGGTACGTTAGCTGCAGACTGACAAACGAGAGAGGGGAGCAACTAAGCTCCCCTTTTCTTTATCGTATACCGTGTCGTTTAGCACAGTGTTTAGCCCATAGCTGACACGCAGTTAAATGCTCTAAGGCTTTATCCTTCTCGTGCGTAAGTAGCAGATTCTTCTTGATGCACTTCTCAAGCTGCTCAGCGTGTTGAGATAACTCATCGTAGAACTTAATGCGTGTACCTTCTATGTGTGCTTTCGCTTCTTGTTCTAGTTTCACAGACCTTCCTTCATAAATACTTTAACCCACTCAGCACAGATACCACTACGTACAATGTCATCTATGCCAAACTCTACTACTGGTACATCAAGCATGTGCTTCTTAGCTAGGTGTATGATCTTAGCTAGACCAGACGTACCCTTCAAGTCAGACTGCTGGATGTCACCATTGAGTACAATAGTACTGCCTTCACCTACACGTGTCAACAACATCTTGATCTCTGGTATGTCAATGTTCTGTGCTTCATCTACAATAATGAACGCATTGTCAAAGCTACGTCCACGCATGAGCGCTAGTGTAGCTACTTCAATGTTACCATTCTTTACACCAGTATCAACAGCACCACGCCCTAAGTGTTTAATCAGTACGTCTAGCACAGGCAACGCCCATGGTTGTGCTTTCTCTTCAAGCGTACCTGGTAGAAACCCAATGTCCTTACCTACAGCTACGTGAGGACGTGTGATAACAATCTTGTCAATCTCTTTGAGTGTGTACAAGTCTGCTGCACAGGTAGCTGTAACGTAAGTCTTACCCGTACCAGCAGGGCCAAGGATTAGCACCTGCTTGCTGTTAGTGATAGCATCAATGAGCTTGCCTTGGTTCTCTGTCTTAGGTAGAATACCAGAGGTAGGCTTGGTAGCTGCACCCTTGTATGTTGTCTTGCGCCGTGTACGTGTTGGCTTAGCTAGAGGTTCGATGTTGTTCATTTAGATATTCCGCCGCTCTTATTAGTGTTTTTGGGTTGTCTTTAAACTTACCTAACCCGTGATTGCAGTTTAAGCATAACCAACCTCTAAACTTTTCTGTAACATGGTCATGATCTAAACACAGATTTGTAACATCTCCGCAGCACTCACATTTAGAATCCAAAGGAGGTACATGTACTTTTTTTAACTCTCTAACTGTTGCATCTAACCGCTTCTTACAGGCAATACATGTATAAGCTTTGCCAGGATGACCTCCCTTTTTTCTGTATGCTGTAAAGAAATCCTCTAAGGCTTTTTCTTCGTTACATTTAGTACATATACGTAGTTCCCCTGACTCATTTCTTGTGCTTTTACTATTGAACAACTCTAACTGCATGGTGTCTCCTACGTTAAAGGAAAGCCCAGCGCCGTAACGCTGAGCCTTTGTTCTTAGTACTCTTGCTCTGTAGAGTGCTCTTCGTCAGCCAAGACCTCTTGCACCGTAGTAGTTACAGTATCGTAAGCCTCAGTTCCTACATCAACTGTAGCCTCCAATATACCTACAGCCAAAAAGACATATAATACAAACTCAATCATCCTAGTTTTTCCTTTAGTTCTGTGTAACCACCTACGTAGTCACCATTGTTGTCCCAGATTTGTGGTACTTTCTTCATACCTGCCTTCTTAACCAGTGTCAAGAGCCACCTGCTACTTGGATCGTCAAGCGAGTAGGCCGTAAAGCCTACCCTCTTCTCTCGCATCAAGTGTTTCGCCTTAGTGCAGAACTCACAGTGCGCTGTACCTAAGATTACGTAGTTCATACCAGATCCACAATCTCACAGCTGTCACCAGAGCAGGCCATTGTCTGCATGGATACTGTGTTATCCTCGTTCTCGTAGTCGTTAAGATCTTCCCAGTTAATGCTGCTAGGCATCTTGGCAAGCATCTCTTCATACTCTTCCTTAGTGCAGTCCTGATAAGGTGCTTGCTGATAGGTGTGGTCTGAGTGTGGCAGAAATGACACACCTGACATCTCGTCAAAGTGTTCATACACAAACGCACCCACAGCCATCCACTCAGCATCACGAACTGAGATAGTCACACTTGGCTTATGTTCGCACCAGTGTCGCTGGTAAGTCAGCCACAACTCTAGCTGCTCTACTGCTGTCATGTCGTTACGTGTCACTGCCTGCTCTGGTGACTTGACAGGGAAGCTAAACACTACAGTAGAGTCAGGCTTCATAACGCAAGGCTCATTAGGAATACCTTGGTCAATCATGAACTGTGTCAGAGGATCTTTGTTGTCGCCACGGACAGTGCGAATATAATAGGGGCTGTGACGAGCATGAATACCAGAAGCAGAATCAACCAGCTGTGATACCGTACCGGAAGGTTTAACGCAGCTGATACTAGCAGAAGCAGGGATGCCAAGCAACTCAGCCCACTCAGCATTAGTAGCAACAGCGATAGAACGTAGATGCTCAAGGGTCTTCTCCAATCCTTTGTTAGAGTTTGTCATTAGTGGGTTGTCCATAATGCCTGTCATAGACACACCAAGCAACCGTTCCTCTGCAGTGTTCTTCTGCCATACCTTACGTAGGTAGGGAAACTTAATCATAGTAGACTGGATTGTACCCAAGATGGTGGCAAGCTTAACCTTACGCTCAAGATCCTCAATGCTATCCGTTGCACGTACTACACACTCCGTTAAGTTACAAAACTGATACGGACGTAAAATGATTTCAGAACAAGGGTTTGTACCAAACTCATGGTTAGGATCACGCCGCCCAAACTTAGCTGCTTGCTTCTTGGATGCTTCACGGTTGAAGATACCACGCTCACCAGACTTAGACTCAACCAGAGATAACCACTCACGCATGAATGTTTCCATGTCTGGCTTCTCAGTGTATGATACAGAGTTGTTAGCCAAGGCACGGTGCCCCGCTGTCTCCCACCACTGTCCTGACTTAGCATGACGCATACGGTCATCACTCAGGTTGGACAATGAGATCATGGCTGAACGGCGCACACCACCTACGACAACGATCTGACCAATGAAGCACATCAGGTCATGACATTCCATAGAGCTAAGCTTACGCCCTTGTGCAGCCTTGAAAGTAGCTACAGCAAAGTTAAATAGTTCTACGA